ACCTGATATAGAGACGAGACCAAAGATAACACAGTCAATGCTTTCTCCTTGATGTTTTTTAAGATCATAAAGATACTCCTTCCTTATTTTGCAATAGATTGGAGGTATGTTTGCATTTAAATAAGCCATAGTTTTTCATTATTTTATTTCACCCCAGTTAGGACCGGATTCATAATCAACTTTATTAGGAACTTCTAAATCTACTGCCTGTTCCATTATTTGTTTTATTTTAGCAGCTTGTGATTCTGATTCAATAGAAAAATCTAGTTCATCATGTATTTGTATATGACCTATTAAACCTTCTTTATATAGATCAACCATTGCTTTTTTAGTCATATCTGCAGCACTACCTTGAATTAATTTGTTTAATGCTTTGTAAGTAAAGGCTCTTCTTGTTGGATTACCATGCCAATAATTTTTTTTAGGTTTACCATCTTTGTCTTTAATAACATTACCTTCAAAATCTTTTAACATTGGTCCCATTTCTTTTAACTCCAACATTCTTTCATGGTCTTCAGCCGGTACAAATGTTCCCCAATCTGCTCCTCTTAATACAGGTTCATATTTTGGAAAACGACATTTTCTATTTAAAAGAGTTCTAATTTGTGCTCTCTCTTGTGCTGCTGACATTACTTTGTTCATAAGTTGTTTAACAAAAGGTGCCTTACCATGGTATTGTGTAAATAGTTCTTCTGATTTTTCTTTACTAACACCTAACTGTTCCATCAATTTAGTTTTACCCATACCATAAAACAAACCTAGGTTAATTGTTTTAGCTTGACTTCTTGGAATAGATGCCATCTCTGCAACAATTTTGTGAAAGTCTGTTGAGGGATCATTCTCATATGAATCTGCAATTGAATTTACTGAAGGCAAAGAAAATTTTAAAGCATAGTGTGCAACCAATCTTGGTTCCTGTTGCGAGTAGTCAAATGTTCCCCACTTACAACCTTCTTCAGGTATAAATAAAGACCTTATTAAAGGCCCTGTTTCCGGATCCCTGGCGGGTATCTGCTGTAAGTTAGGATTAGAATAACTAAATCTTCCTGTAACTGTTCCTCCATCATCAGATCGTATTTGATTTATATCTGCATGAATTCTACCTTTATGTTCATGTTTAATGATTGAATCAATAAATGTAGTTCTAATCTTGTTTATTTTTCTAGCTTCTGCTATCATGTTGACTACAGGATTTTTATGTTCATTCAAGAAACCTTTAGTAAAAGATGGTTCACCCGTAGGTGTTTTAGAATATGTTAAATTTAATTTATCAAAAAGTGGAGCAATACTTCTTGCTGCCATTAATTGAATGTCTACTCCTGTTTCTATTTTTATTTGTTGCAACAAGTTTTCTTCTTTTATTTTTAATGCTGTCTTCAACGTATGAGCTTTTTGAACGTCTACTCTTACTCCTAAAAAACGCATGTCAACTAAACAAGGGAAAAGATCAGTCTCTAAATTAAATATATCCTGAAGATCATCTTCAATAATTACTTTTTTTAATTTCTGCCAAAGTTTAAAAGTTAGTTCAGCATCTTTTTCACCATATGCTCCGACTTCCATTGCAGGCATTCTCCACATTTCAGCTTTAGGATCTAATCCTCTTTCTTTAGCGGCTTCATTTAATTTTGTTTCATTCTTACCTTCACTTAAATGATGCCAAGATAAAGTATTAAGTGTAAATGAAAATCTGTTCTCATCAATTAAGGATGCTGCAATCATGGTATCTACAATTAAACCATTGATTTTTATACCTAAATTTCTAATCCAAGATACATCATACATTGCATTATGAAATATTTTTGTAGCAGGTGATTCACAAATATCTTTAAACCATTCTAAGGTTTTCTTACGATCTAAGTTTGGACCAATCTCATGTGCTATTGGAAAGTATCCTTTGTAGCCATCTACAGCCACAGCAATACCTACAACTTCACCATTACCTATAATGGCCCCTGAACCCTTACTCTTTAAATCTGGATCTCTTGTCTCTAAGTCAATCGCAATCTCATCTGCTCCTCGAAGATCAGGATACTCATTAGGCATTACCCATTCTGTTTGGACTGTAATCATTTTTTCTTTAAGTCTTTCATTGTTTTAATTTGTAATTCACAGTAATGAATTATTTTCTCAAGATCTTGTATTCCCGCTTTATCTTTATAGCGACACACATACTTTATAACATTCCCTTGAAAGAAAGAAAGGTCGTTTTTAGAAATAAATTCATAAGGTTGAATATGAAATTTCTTATAATGGGATCCTCCAATTTGTTTATCTTGTGGAAAAGAATCATTAAATATATCTTTGTGTGTCATTTTAATACCTCCATTATGTTAATTACGAAAAATGTTAATGTTACTGTTATTAATATGTCGGATGTTATTATCCTCATAATTGATACCCCTTTCTTTGTTTGTCTAGTTTTAGTTTATATAAATTGTTACGTGCTCTTGTAGTTCCCACATACCAAACTCTATGTTCTTCATCTTTTTTGTTTTGATTTTGATTAATAGATTTAATTATTTTATCTCCCATATCTAAACATAGAATTACATTATCTTGTTCTCCCCCTTTAATAGCATGAACAGTAGATAACCATATTCTTGCAGGCTTTTCTAAATTTTCTTTGTTCTCTAATAAATGTAATAGATATTCTTTGTCATCATCTTCGGCTAATTTAAAAGCTTGAAACCAGTTCTGATCTGGTTTCCATTTATATTCACCTGTAAAATCTTTTATATCTTTTATCTCTTCTTCAGCTAATTCCTTACCTTTACACCATGCGTTGTAGTTATTCATAGCATTGTACATTCTAATTTTTATACTTTTACCTCTATTACTTTCAAAATATAGACCTTTATCAATAAGCATTTTATGTATTTTTAAAAGCTTTGATACTGTTCTAGTTAATATAAACCATTTATTTTTTGTTAAATCTATCTCATCTAAATTATATATGTCTTCACATATACCTTTTTCATCTCTTGGATAATATTTTTTTAGTTTTCTTATACCCACTATATTACTTATAGGTATTGTTGATTGTGCCTGCACTGCTTTAGATATTCTTTTAGATCTATTTAAAACTCTTTCTTTTGCGGGTTCTTGTATAAATCTTTTAACATCTGCTCCTGCCCATTCAAAGATAGCTTGATCATCATCACCAGCTAAATATATGTCTTTAGTTTTAGCTTTTAAAATATCATACAATCTCCATTGTAGTGGAGACAGATCTTGAGCTTCATCAATAAATACCACATCAAAATTTGGAATTTTATCTGACCTATCAACTAACATTTTAATCATATCATTAAAATCAAAAAGGTTTTTCTTATCTTTATATACTAGTAAGTTATCATGTATGTGTTTTAAAGTTTTCCAATTTACATTTTTTGTATCATGTTCTTCTAAATCAAATTGCTCTCTTAAAGTTACACATCTGTTAACTGCTTTATGTATTATCTGAAAATATGGATTGTCAAAACCAAGATAAAAAGATTCATCACTGTTATATCGATCGTAATATTTAACTTGTAGATTTACTTTTTTACCAAAATCTTCGTAATGGTAAGGCTGCATTACATTATCTTGATTTATATTATCTAAACAATCAAAACCTAATGAATGTAATGTTCTAAAGTAACTTAGTCTTCTAGGTGATACTGGTGACATTCTCTCTTTTGCTTCACCTGCAGCTTTTTTAGTAAATGCAAAGTAACCTATTTTATCTAAAGGTGTACCGATTCTAATGTACGCCTTAGCTCTAGATATTAAACGATAGGTCTTACCTGTACCTGGTGGACCATAGTATTTATAAATCATACTATCTGATCTTCCCGTTCTATTTTAATAGTTTCTTTTACTTCTTCTGGTTTATCAAAAATAAACAAAGGTATCTTTGCAACTCTTATAGGTTTAAAATATTTTCCATCATCATCTTGTCCTGGAAATCTTTTCTGTTTACCAAAGAAAGCTTTCTTATCCTCATCTGTTTCTGAAGTGTTATCAAATAGTTCATTAGATATCATATAAGATGTTTTCTGTGCATCATACTTCCACTCTTCATTTTTTAATTTGTCAAAAAATTTATCAAATACAAACCATGCAAAATCTGATTCTACTAATGGTCTACCACTTTCAAAAGACATGTAGCTTGTTGCCTGAGGCCCATATATATGCTTCTCTAAAAGTTTTTTAAGAACTTCTATTGGACTTGTACCTTCCGCAGGTTCTATAATTTCTATCTTATCCTTCGGACTACTTAATGTTTTTAGTATTGTCTTAAACTGCTCTTGTTTAATTGTAGGTGCTACCACTAATGCTTGTTCAAATAACACAGTTACAAATTCATTGATCTGAGTTAATTTATAAGTATTTTTAAAATGAAGTTGAACGTTTTCATCGTCTTCATCTTTTACAGTTAATCTCCACTCTGGATTAGGTTTATAATTTATTTTTTGTAAGTTACTTAATTCAGGAAAATTAGGTTTACCATCTGATAGAACACCGTAAGGTCTTTTTGTACATAAAGCCTTCATACAGTTTGGTGCTAGAAGTGGATCTGTACATGTAAAACCTTTCTTTTGTTTCTCCCAGTTTTTTATTTTTGATTTAATATGATCATCTGTCCAATGTTCATCAAAAGAAAAATACTTTCTACCTGCTTGCAATACCATTTTTTGCCAACTATCAGGATATTTTTTCTTAGCAAACACCATGTAGTTATATAAAAAACGATCTCTACCATCGGTAAAAGTCATAACTTCTTTTGTTAATTTTTGTAGACAAGGTGGACCATCTTTAAATTCTTCTCCTCCACCTTTTAATTCTTTTGAAACTATATTTTCTTTTATGTTTTTAAAGTTTTTAGGATCAACTAAATTTAATTTTACAGTCTGTACAAACTTTTCAAACGACATTGTAGTTCCATCTACATCTAAAGCTTTTCTATCATCTCCGTTGTAAGGTAGATTAATAAAGTTTCCATTTGAAAGAGTTCCGTCACTAGATCTTAATTGTGTTTGCTTTGGAAAAATTTCAGTACCTTGAGGTAATTTAAATGCAAATAATAATTCTTCTAAAAAATCTCTAATGTCTTTTGCTTTTACCAATCGAGTAGTGAACACATATAAATGTAACCCACCACTCTTGGATAGGATAGGTATGATTGGCAATTCTTTATCTTGAATTATGTCTAAATAAAATTTTCTATCTATTGGATATTTATCTACATCAATTGCACCAAACCTTGCCATACCTTCGTCAGTGCATGGTTGTATTCCAATTGATTTAATTCCTTTAATATGATCTTGGTAATCTTCATTAGTGACCGGTATCTTAGCCCACTCATGTTTCCACTTTTTCTTTCCTGTTTCCTGATCTATGTATCCGTCTTCTATTTTACAAACACCGTAACTTCTTTGAAGCCCTGTAAAGTATTCTATATATTCTTTCATATGTTCCTATCCATTTGATTTTTTTAAAACGTTCCCAGTCTCCCGGGAACGTTCTTGCTTGGCCAGCATCCCTTAAAGGGAAACTATATAATATCTTCAGATTTTTTTTCAGTTACTTTCTCATACTTAGGTTGACTAAACCCAGTAGATACTTGTTTTTGAAAATCTTGACTTACCTTATACAAAGATGCGTCAGCACTATTAGATATATCTAACATTCTAACCAATGAAGGTTTATAGATAGACCAGTTTTTATCTCCAGCACTTTTTTCAACAGTTCTTAATTTAAAGATTGCTGAATATGCTGCAGGTTGAAAAGAACCTTTGTCATCTGTCATTCTTAAATTAGAAATAAGATTATTAAGTTCTCTTGCTGGTGTAAGATTAGATGATCTCATAGTAATCACTGCTCTTCTAGGTTCATTCTCAAGAAGTGCAAGAACATAAAAGTACATAGTTTTTTCAAGATAGTTACCATTTGATAATCTATACTTAATGCCTCTCATCTCCTCTTTTGCATCTGCCGGTGGTGTCAAGTGTGTTCCAACAGGTGCTGATGGAGCGTCACCTTTTTCTTGCCACTCTGGATATCTAGTTTGCGTATGTGCAACTATAATATCTAAACCTTCTTGACCATCTATTAGTTTTCCAAAACTATTAGAATATATCATTCCAGGTTTTGCACCTTCAACAAACTTAGCGTTTCTTGAATTACATTCTGGTGATAGTTGGTGTAAGATTTTCAGAATCGGTGTTGATACATCATCTGATTTTATTTCTTCTGCACCTTTACCTGAATCGGCTCTAAGGTTTAAAGCAGCTAGTGCACCTGCACTATTTTTTTTAACGACTTGATTTTCCATATTATTTACTCCTATTTTTATTAGTTTATTAGTTTATTTTTTATTAGTAATGCTCGTACTATTTTTTTCATACGAACTAAACAGATCAGAAGGAATCTCAAGATTTTTATCTTTTAAATCCGACATCACTGCAGAGAGTCGAGCGTGGTGAACCTTCTCGTCTTGAGTTGGTTCATAGCCACGCTCCCTCGCAAGGCTAGCGTATTCGACAGCCTTGTTATCTTCGCCTTGACCAAATGATACTGAGATATTATTATCTACAATATCACCTAAGCCATTGTCTCGAAGCCATTTGATCGCTTCAGCTTTTTTATCAGCTCTTATTGAAGCAAAAAACCTATTCTTAACTGACAGTTCAGAACCGTCTTTTAATTTTAAAGTTTTTAAATTCATCTTGTCCATTAACTGTGGAATAGTTATTCCACTAATATAATCGTACTGTGATTTTAATTCTTTCAATTTTATTTCTGCTGCTAAAACTTGCGCTCCAACAGTTTTTAATTGTTCGATCGTCTCTGATAATAAAGTTGGATCAATTATATCAGTTTGATCTGGTGCATCTGTTCTTAAATTTATATCCATAATATTTCCTTTCGTAAAAGGTATATAGGATAGTTATATCCGAATGTCAATACTAGTTTTGAAAAATATTTATCTCGATTGGATAATAAGTTTTTTCTTGTCGGTCCCATTTTAACAGTTTAAATTTCCCGTTAGTCATATCAGAAACAATAGAACATGTCACTCCAATAATTGCAGGATCACCGGATAATAATAAATAATCATCAGTTGTAAAATTTCTTAATTTATCTCTTATTTGAAAAATTAATGGGCCAGGTGAAAAAATCATTTGAGCTTTAGAAGGTAGCATCACCACAATTTCGCCATACTTTTGCGCACCCATAACATTATATTTGGGTTGACCGCTTTCTCTGTCGACAGGAATGTCTTGTACTAAATAAACTTTATTCATTGACTTCTATTCTTTTACGTATTATATACACTTTTAGAAAGAAAAAGCAAATTATGAACTATAAATTTAAAACTAAGCCGTATGGCCATCAATTAGATGCGTTAAAAGCTTCTTGGGATAAAGAAGTGTTTGCATACTTTATGGAAATGGGTACAGGTAAATCTAAAGTATTATTAGATAACGCAGCAATACTTTATGATAAAGGTGAGATCAATGCGTTGTTATTAATTGCACCTAAAGGTGTTTATAAAAACTGGTTTGATTCTGAAATACCTACACATCTTGTAGATCACATAGATAAAAAAATGGTTCTTTGGAAATCATCAGACAAATCTATAAAACAAATTAAAAAATTAAATACTTTATTTGAACCTGGATCTGATCTTCGTATCCTAATTATGA